CCATCGGACCCCGACCCAACCGGACCATTTCATCAATGGTACCAAGTAGGAGGGGATCACTAAGACGATCTGGCAACCCTATCTTACCAACGAGAGAAATCCCGCTGGTAGATAGGGGCACCAGAGAAGTCGATGCCGTCTTCCCGAGAGCTCTCGATCTGACCCACGAACGGATACCTAAATCCTCAACGGACGCAAGTCCGAAAAGGAAGGGTCCATTCATGGTTTGTCAGATTGGGAGAACGTTAGCGAGATTCTTCTGAGTCTCGGACCACTCCTTAGGAACAGATATCATACCCGATTTACGAACGTAATTCGGATTGAGTCCATACTTAAGGAGAGACTTGGCTGTCTTTCGACATAGTCGCTCAAGAATCTTTGATTCTTGCTCGACTAAACGTCCATAAAGCTCCATGGGAATCCATTCCCATAGAGTATGGAGTGAGTCAGATCAAGGAAGGGAGCCCCATCCGGGGTACTTCTCAGGTCACGACCTCACCATCTGGCGGGTAGCTTCAAGTCCCTTACGGAACTTTGCTACACCCCAGAGCGTTGCCAACTCGTCATAAACCCTCAGACCGTTCTGAAGAGAACGGGCTAAGGGAAATGATGGTCCAAAATCAGGAGCATGAACAAGCCGTTGTATCGCAGGATCCTCACGGATCGTTGCGGGAACTAGGCTCGGAACACGCCCCCCGAGGGAGTCCCATAAAGTGAATAAGTCAAAACTTGTTCCACTGAATAGGGCCCCCAAGGGAAGAGGACCGACATCCAGTCCACCACGGACTAACTTTGCTGCGAATTCGCAACAGAGTGTTGTCCCTGGAGGTGAGATCACTGACTTTCTAAGGGTTATATCAACCCCTAGGAAGCCCATGATCTCCTGGTATCGGTCCCTCGCCTCCTTGTTGAAGATAACAATATCATCACCAAGGACCAGATATCGAGGTACTCCTCCCTGTGAGATATAGGGAATTCCAACCTTACGGAAGGAATCCCGAATAATCACGTGGTGAGTTAATCTGAGGAGAGCCCATGATGAGTATAACCCCATCCCCTGACCGGTACCATAACGGACCGTAAAGGGAGTCCCAGTTACACCAAAAGTGCAACAGGACATGAGCAATCCCCAGATTAGAGCCAGTCTTAGGTTACCTAAGGCCTGACTGAGTACAAGAATCTGGAGTGTTAAGGGAAGACGGTCCGTCGCCTTAGAGAGATCGAGGGAGTAGGTTCCATCTGGGTTACCCCGGGTGGACCACACTCCCGCGATCTGGAAAATCTTCTCTTGTTCGAAGGTGGCATCGCAAACATTATCGCGAAGCCACCGGAAAACAAGATTGTGAAGGGGCTTAAGGATCCTTTGCAGGACCCAGGGCCCAATCGCAATGTACCGCCACTTACCAGCACCATCCATAAAGTAAGATAATCGAAAGATTATCCCTTTCCTTACGGAGTGGTGAAGAGTCTTACGAGAGTAACCATCATTAATGACGGCCTCCCGAAGATTTCTGGTAGACTTGGATCCACCCCAAAACTTGATAAGATCAGTTAGACTATTAATAGTCAACTTTTCGAAACCAGGAATATGGGGGAAGATCTTAAGTCACAAAAGAGAATATATATCCATTAAGGATGTATAAACTCAATTGTAGTGCAGTACAGGGACTTCCAAGATCTTAGAGAACAGGGAGTTCCCTAAGGGACCTGATCCACTAAAGATGCCTGACCCGGTTTGACCCGGTGTTAGGTTTCTACTAATGGAAAAGGAACCAAAGGGTTCTCCTGGTTCTCTATCGAACTTCTTTAGCAGACGGATACCCAACGTAGATATAGTACCGGTCAGTTCCCAAAGGTACATATAGTACCTAAGGAAACTGCCTGTCTTCCGACTCATAATCCTTGAAAGATCATGAGGACCGGGGACAGGAAGGTACCGATATGTACGAAGGAAGGTCAGAAGGATTACCATATCCCAATCGTTGAGGGTTTTAAACCTCTTGATGACTGGGACAAGGTAGGGTGGTCAAGGGTGTACTCCACGTGATGTCTTACGTCACGTAGTCCCCTGATCCACCGGACGAATCTCTCCACTCAATATGTATATCTTGAGTAAGAGAAAGTCCTCCTTCATCCGACTGGAGATGATATCAC